TACTAAGTTTATGCTTAAGGCTTTCCTTGATGGTTACGAGATGGACAAGCATATGGTAGTAGCACATAACGCCGTGTTTGATATGGCTATCTTGAATTGGCACTTTGATATCCGCCCTAAAGCAATCGTAGATACCTTATCTATGGCACGAGCTATTCATGGTACGGAAGTTGGCGGGAGTTTGGCGAAGTTAGCAGAACATTATGGTGCTGGTGTTAAAGGTACAGAGGTTGTCAATGCATTAGGAAAGCGCAGGATAGATTTTGATGAACAAAGCCTTCTTTGTTATGGTGAATATTGTGTTAATGATGTGGCTCTTACACAACGTATCTTTGCTGAGATGAGTAAAGACTTTCCACTAGTTGAGTATAAGTTGATTGACTTAACAATACGGATGTTTACAGAACCAAGCCTTGAGTTAAACGAAACTATATTGCGCGGGCATCTTGAAGTAGTTAAGAAAGAAAAAGAAGCACTGCTTGATGTTGTTAAGCTAGATAAAAAAGAATTGATGAGCAATGAAATGTTTGCCCATGCCTTGTATGAATTAGGTGTAATCCCGCCACGTAAGATTAGCCCGACTACAGGCAAAGAAACATATGCGTTTGCTAAGACCGATGAGGAGTTTAAGGCATTGGCAGACCACCCTAATACATTTGTGCAAGCATTAGTTGCGGCTCGTCTTGGTACTAAGTCAACCCTTGAGGAAACACGCACAGAAAGATTTATTGGTATCTCAACACGAGGCAAGCTACCTATCCCGCTTAGATATTACGCGGCTCATACAGGTAGATGGGGTGGCGATGACAAAGTAAACCTACAAAACCTACCACGTGCATCCGTTTTGAAACACGCAATTTTAGCCCCGGAAGGCTATTTGATGATTGATGCTGATAGCTCACAGATTGAAGCACGTACTCTTGCATGGCTAGCAGAACAGAACGACCTTGTTGATGCATTTGATAGGGGCGAGGATGTTTACAAGATTATGGCAAGCAGTATTTACGGAAAGCCAATAGATGAAATTACAAAACCCGAACGATTCATGGGTAAAACGACAATTTTGGGTGCAGGATATGGGATGGGTTCAGTTAAGTTCCAAGCCCAGTTGCTCCGTGACAATGTTGAATTATCCGCCGATGAAACAAAACGCATCATTGATGTGTACCGAAGTACCTATGAGTGGATACCTATTCTTTGGCGACAAGCAGGACTTGCACTAGAAGCAATCTTGAATGACCAAACCGCCCCGCTTGGGCGCAAGGGAGTGCTAACAGTTGAGGGTAGGAAAGGTATCAGACTACCTAATGGGATGTATGTTAAGTACCCAAACCTACGCAAGCAGACCAATGAAAAAGGCAAGGATGAATTTGTTTACGATACTAAAAAAGGTAAGGCTATCATCCCAAACCGTATTTATGGTGGCAAGGTAGTTGAGAATGTATGCCAAGCACTAGCGCGTATTGCTATTGGTGAGCAGATGTTGCAAGTAAACAAGAAGTATAAAGTAGTAATGACTGTGCATGATGCTATTGCTTGTATCGTACCTGAAGCAGAAGTAAATACAGCAGTTGAGTATGTTGAGATGTGCATGAGAATGCGACCTAAGTGGGGTATGGACTTACCATTGAATTGTGAATCGGGCTATGGAAAAAGTTACGGCGACTGCTAAGTATCAACGTGAGTTTTGGAACTACAGTAACTATGAAGAACCGAAAGGATGGCTTGCAGTTGAGGAACAGAAAGTGATAGAGGAGTGCATCCGCAACATAGACCAAAGAAGCGGTATGCGATTAACATTAGCGGACATAATGGAGTATGAATAATGGAAGATGTTAAATTTCATCCTGCGGTGGAGTTAGTTATAAGCCGTATGGAGAGTAACCCAAAAGAGTTTACTTACGAGGGTGGTAAGTGGAGGAATATGCTTGAACAACATACCCGTTGGATGAACAAGGAAGAAAAGGAAGCGGTCAATGAGAAGCTCCGTGACATCAACCTAGAACATATGCGCTTAACAATGATGAAGAAAATTTTAAGCGATGTAGAACGGGAAGTAGTAGCTGGAGATGGTGGAGGTGGATATGTAATAGGTGGCACATCAACAGCCCCCTCATGGACAACTAATGCTTCTTTAGCATTAGGTGACAGAACTTTAACGCAAGATAATTTAACTACGCTATTAGAATTAGTTGAGAAGTACGATGAAGAAAGGAATGCATACTAATGGGCGAGAATACAGGAACACGCGAGAAACAGTGGATACGTGCTGACACTTATAAGGCTAAGGTATGTGAGTATCTATTGACCCATCCTAAAGCAGTTGCAGTTGACATTGCTAAGGCTACAAAGATGACTGTGCCACAGTTGCAACATTACTTGCGCGTACTAAGAGAAGGTGGGTACATAGAACGTGAGGGTGTTAAACGTACAGCGCACTATTCAGCAACAACCAAGAAGTATGTAAGTAAGTATTATCAATCGGCAGAGATAGGGGAGCAACCTCATGTAAAGATTTACAGACTGTTAGATAGACCTCAAGTACCTCAGCCTAAAAGTAAGAAACGTAAAGGGCATTTGTATGGTGGTATTCAAAGTGGGCTTCAAGGATTTGGGGGATGGTAATGGAACAGAAACACTACGAACAGTTTGGCATTTACATTAAGAACTTAGCCAAGATTGAGAACTACGAAACGGCGGCGCTAGGTAAAGCAATTGAGCAATGTTACTTGCGCGTACTTAAAGAAGCAGAACGTGATGCGAGAGATAGGGCTAATGGCAAAAACAATGAAGCAAGCTAAAGCAGTATACGAAAAATTTATTGATGGGAGGATGCAAATCGTGGGAAGCGGAGCAGATAAAGATTGGAATGAAAAGACTGAAACCTTTGATGTCTACATAAAAGAACAAACAGCCCTAGACAAACAAGAGGGTGGCAATCACTACAAGGATATGGCGATACAGCCTGTAGAGTTTATCACGGCAAACAATCTTGGGTTCTTGGAAGGCAACATTGTTAAGTACGTGTGCCGACACCATGCTAAGAATGGTGCTGAGGATATCCGTAAGGCTATCCACTATTGTGAGATGCTATTGCAGACTAAGTATGGAGATAAATGATGGATAAGGTATGTGTAGATTGTGTGCATGTATATAAAGAGCCTATGTTTTTTACATATACTAATGTTACTTATTACAACTATAAATGTACAAAGTCATCACCCGTTAATCTTGTTACAGGCGCAAAGATAGGGTTTGTAGATTGCGCAGACCAACGTGCAAAGGTAAGTGCAACCCCCGATAGATGTGGGGAAATAGGTAGGTATTGGGAAAAGAAATAATGTGGGTGCTTCTTGATGACGAAGGCGAGGCGATACGGTATTACACCTATCAAGCAAAGCACACAGTAGAAGTAGTAGAAAAGAAATTAACTTTAGCAGAGATGTTTGAACAACTTGGAGAATGTTTATTATGAGTGAAACACAAGGCGCAGGAGTGCCATTAACAGATGCACAATTACGTGAGGCTTTAACGGCTATGCATCACGGCTTAATGGGTATGCAAGCTAGGCTTGATGACCACGAGAAAGTATTAGAAAAGTTACTGCTCGTAATGCAAGAGCTAACAGCAGGTAAAGTACCTGATGGTTTTAGACAGCCACCAGCACATTAGTTTATGGGGGAAAGCGCACGGTATATTGTGCTCACTTTATTAACCGTTCTGTAACGTGAGTACCCCACCAATTTAAGGATAAAGCATCATGATGCGAAACCCAAATGCAGTGCATATAGATTTTAAAGATTTGAATGGCTTGATGGGTAAAATTGTGCCGTCAAATATTGACATGGTAATGGAACGTAACGGCTACTTCTTAGTAGGCGAATGGAAGCGTGAAGGCGAAGCAATTAGTGTAGGGCAAAACATATTGCTCAAGCAGTTAGCTAAAATATCAGATAAGTTTACCGTACTGATTATTCAAGGGCATACTGATACAGGTAGCATGGTAGTTGAGGAGTTTTACCATATGGATACTGATGGTATCTTAGTGCCTATTGGTGCGGGAGTAGAACGGTTTAAAGAATTTTTAGTTCATTGGAAAAATGGCGTGGAGGCGTTATGAGGGATAAAAAACTATGGTTACATAAATGGATGTGGTGGACTAAAGGCGAATGTGTTGTGGAGATACTACGCACAGGACACTTCCCTACTACTGCAATGGTTCGGCTACCTAATGACAAGGAGACCGAGATTGATATTGATG